CAGATTGGTTCAGTTTTACAGTGCCAACAGTTCATTGTTCCCACTGACCTTTTGTTTCCCATTCTATTTGTTCTTTTTTTCTTTGCTCAATGTAATCCCAAAACCATTTATTTGGATCGTTAGCGTCTGCTACAGGTCTTGGTTTTAGTTTTCTTATCTGCTTTTCAAACTCATCAGCAATAATCCAATCCATATGTTTCATAACCTGTCCAAGTAATTGATTTTCAAACGCTGGACTTTTCATGTATAGAAACACCATAAATCCCGATCCGAATGTAATTCCTGATGTAATTAACGCTAAAACAGCTATAAAACGAGTCTTTATACGACTAGAAGTTCGTTTTAACTCTGTCATAAAGGTAACATTGGGCCTGTTACTTTTGGCATTTTCTTATCTATTTGATTAGGTAATATTTTATTTACACTGTCCATAACCTTTTCCATCATCATTGCTTCAAACTGTGGACTTGTTACCCATTTGTAAGCTGTCCAGCCAGCACCTATAGTTGTTATGCTTATCAAGAATGATAAGATGGATAATATTGAAGAAATTTTATTAAGCATATGAGAGATGCGTTTGCAAAAGCATTAGTACCTGTCACCATTATAACCTTTACAGGAATTATGGCTTTAGCTCCTTTATACGTAACTTTAGGAATTATGACCCGTCAGATGACAGAAAAATCTAATTAGATTCTAAGGCTTTTACTTTAGCTGATAAATCTTTTACAGCTTCTACTAATACACCAATAAGCCCACTATATTGTAAAGTTTTACTTCCTTCATTACCATGAACTAGCTCTGGAAATACTTTTTCTACATCTTGTGCTATCACTCCCATTGAATCAATAGAAGCATTATCTAATTTATATTTATAACCTGTTATCTGTTGTAGTTTATCTAGTGTATTTGTAATTGGTTCTATATCGGATTTAGAGGCAATATCAGATGTTTCTGTTACTGTTCCCGTTACTGTTATGCCAGAACTGGTTGTATCAACTTTTTTTGTTCCATCATGGTATAACTCTACGGCTCCGTTTGCAAGACATTTAATGGCATTTTCATTACTACTTGTTACTTGAAATAACAAATTAGAAGCACTTATTATATAAAGAGAACCTGTATTGTTATCTATCACAGAATTATTTGAATCGTGGTAGACCTGTAAATCTTGTGAATCACCTAATTGTAATTTGCTGTTATCTGGTAAATCAAATCCATTTGTTGATGTCTCCGCTTTCTTTGTTCCATTAAAGTAGAGTTCTACAGCACCATCAGGAATAAATTTTGCAATGTTTTCACTTAAATTTCCTTTTGTTATTTCGAGAGAGT